CTGCTTCAGGGGTAGGGGTTGCTTCGCTCAACGGGCGAGCCTCTTGACGGCCTCGGCGTGCTTCTCCTTGGCCTTACGAACTTCGTCGTTGGCGTCGGACACGGACTTCGAGGTGGTTGCGTTCGCCTGATCCACGCCAGCCTGGGCGGGACCGGCCTTGGCTGAAGTGTGCGTGGCGTTCGGGGGCTGGGGCGGACCTTCCGGCTCATCCTTCGGGCGGGCCGGGGGAGCCGGGTGGTTGGCAAGGGCCTTCTTGTCGGCCTCTTCCTTGGTCTCGGTCGTGTAGCTCTTGCCGTTCCATGAGAAGGTCTTACGGCCAGCCGAGCGGGCTTTGCTGAAGGCGGAACCGAAGTCCGACATCAGTAGCTCGCGATCTTCAGGCCATCCTGGCCGTCCACGACGGACTTCGGCTCAGCCGGGGGGACGGGCTCAGGAGCGACTGCGTCAGCCACCGTCACTTCGTCCGTGACCGGAACGGTTTCCGGGGCTGCATTGGTTTCGTCAAGCGGGGACTGGTTCACTTTGCGCTTCGCCATTTTTAGAGGGGTCCATTTGGTCTCGGACGATGTCCATACCCTTCGGCCCAAGCTTCTCGATGAGCTGCTGCATCTGCTGCTGCTGCATCTCAGCCTGGATCTCCTCCTGACCGCGCACGAGGCCATCCATGTCGATGCCTTCGGCAGTGCCAGAGCGGGTGATGAACTCACCAACGATGAGATGCTGAGCGATGACCTCGGGGCCAAGCGGAGAGATGGCCGAGAGGAAACGCTGGAGCTTGTTCTGGTCGTGTCCGCGACCGAGGGCTTCGAGGCCGGTGGTGATCGCGGGGCGAACCATACCCTTGGGTAGGGTGGGCAGTCTCTTAGCCCTTTCGAGCTGGAACAGTAGACGGGATACCAGCGGCTGCTGGAACTCCTGGGAGAGGATCGAGTAGACACCGCCAAGGGCGTCCTCAAGTTCACTCGCCATGATGCGGATCTCTTCAGCCGTCACTCGCTCAGCATCACGCTGGACGGACGCTGCCAATAGGAAGGCCGCAGCGAGGCGTTGTTCGATCCGACCGCTCGCGTCGAGGGCCACACGGAAGTCGTTGAACTTCTCCACCTGGAGAACCGTCACGTCTTCGGCGTTACCAGCGCGCACGGCCCCGTTCGGGCTGTCGGTCAGTACCTTTTGGTTCGTCGTGCCGTTCGGCTTCACAAGGAAGAGAACCTTCGCGGCAGCGGCAGAGCCCTCGACGATGGCCTGAGAGAGCGCCTCCAGCGACCGGAGGTCACCGTAATACTCCTCGACATAGCCACGTCCGTAGTCTTCGCCGTCACACTTGGTCCAGCGCAGAACGATCCACGGGCTCTTGTCGAGGGGATAGGTTCCCTTGGAGCCGGGGACGGTCTTACCCTTAACCTCCTGATACACCTCCCACATATCGCCGTTACGGACGACACGGGTGAAGAGAGACACGGTCTTCTCGACGGAGCCGGTGAGGTACTTCTTCGGGAGCGTCTTGCGGAACTCCTCGGGGAGCAGATCGGGGGCGATCTCTTCCTTGGTGATGATCTCAAGGATATTGCCCATAGGATCCCGGTTGACCACGAAGCGGTCGAGCCGGAAGATCCTCATGCCACCACCGGGGATGAGGAAGCAGAGGACGTTGCCCGCGACCACGAGCTGCTTGATGGCCTCGAAGGCGGGCACGCGGATGGCGTGGGCCTCGATTTCGGTCATCACGGCCCGCTCGATCTTGTTGAGGGCCTTCTCGACTTCGCCACGCATACCGGGGCGCTTGGTCAGTTTCTCCAGCATGAAGTCGTCGATGACCATGCGGAAGAACGCAGCGTTGGGCGGGAGCAATGCGAGCAGGAGCTTGGCGGAAAGGTTGTTCACGCCACGAGCGCCAATGCTCTGGTAAGGGGTGTAATACTTGGTGTGAGAGCCAGCGCCTTCAGGCGGGACCAGGGTGGGGATCGTCAGCTTCGCTGCTTCCCGAGCCCGGTCCAAGAACGGCTGACGCGCCGACGCAAGCTGCGTATAGCGGCCTTCGGCGGTAATGCTCATCGCTTATCCTTGCGGCGTGTTAACGCCAGCTCCACCACCGAGACCACCGATGTCGCCGCTCCGGTCGATGCGGAGGGACTTGCGGCCCCTCTTCGCGGCACGCTCAAGCAGGTTGTCTTGGTTCTCAGGCTCAGCCTGGAGGATCTCTGCGGCTGCTGCGGGAGGCGCAGGTGCGGGCGCGGGAGCCTGGGGCTGGGGAGGCTTCTTCATCTTACACATCGGTGATCACCTTGGGGTTCAGGATGTTGTCCTCCTGCTCCGCAAGCTGCTTCTCAAGGAAGCGCACGACGCTCACCTGACCAACCTTGGCCCAGACCTTCCGATCATCGTCGGAGAGTTCAGGAACCCGATCAGGGAAGGCTTGCTGGAGAGCAGCAATCAACTCCCGTGAAACGGGGGGAAAGGGTTTATC